GGTGAGCCGGTGGCAGAACAACGAAACTGGCTGCAGAAGGTGTTTGGAAATTTGTTTTCTCGGCGGGCCGGATTGTCCCAGGTCAAAGTGATGGCCGGGTACACGCCGGTATTTACGCCGTGGGGGAATCGGCCATATGAGGCCGACGTGGTGCGAGCGGCGGTGGACGCGATCGCTCGGAACGCTGCGAAGCTCAAAGCAAAACACATCCGTCGGGTGAGCGGAGACGTCATTCCGGTTGGCGGGCACATTGAGCGCCTGTTGCAGCTGCGGCCGAACCCACGGATGAGCGCCTATGACTTTTTGTACAAGATAGTCAGCACCGCGATGCTAGACAACAACGCCTTCGCCTATCCGCAATGGGAAGGTGGGCAGCTCGTGGCGATCTGGCCGGTCAGCTGCGTTGGCGCCGACATTCTTGAGGACGAGCGCGGGACGCTCTATGTCAAGTTCTATTTCGCTGACCAGGGAAACGTGGTACTGCCTTATTCGGACGTAATCCACCTGCGCCGCCACTTCTACGACAACGACATGCTGGGCAGTCCGAACACGCCGGTGAACACCACGCTTTCGGTCATCCACACAACCCGGGAAGGTCTGGCCCAGGCGGTAAAGACGTCGGCACATCTGCGTGGCATCCTTAAGTTCACTCAGATGCTTAAGGAAGAAGACTTGAAGGCTGCGCGTGATCGTTTCGTCAAGGAGTATCTTTCAGTCCAAAACACTGGGGGCATCGCTGCGACCGATGTCAAGGCGGATTACATCGAACTGAAAAACGACCCGAAGATGGTCGATGCCGACCAGATGAAAGAGCTGCGGGATACGGTGTTCCGCTATTTTGGCATCAGTGAAAACATCGTGATGGGCAAATACACCGAAGATGAGTGGAATGCTTTCTATGAATCGACCATCGAACCAATCGCCTTGCAACTCAGTCTGGAGTTCACAACCAAACTATTCAGCGACCGTGAGATCGGACATGGTAACGAAATCGTGTTCGAGGCCAACCGGCTCCAATACGCGAGCGTCAGCACGAAGCTGGCGCTTGTTTCGTTGGTGGACCGTGGCGCGATGACACCGAATGAATGGCGCGAAGCGTTCAATCTGTCGCCCATCGAGGGCGGTGACATTCCGATCCGCCGGCTGGATACCCGGCCGACGAATGAAAATCTGGAAGGTGGTGACGGCGATGCCGATTCCGGCACCGCAGCAGAATGAAACGAAGGATGAATTCATCCAGCGCTGCATGTCCGACGAAGCCATGCTGACCGAATATCTTGACGAGGCTCAGCGATACGCGATTTGCCTTGCCCAGTGGGAGGGACAGCGCTCTTCGGCATATCCGCAGCGGGAAATCCGCGTGGCGGAAATCAGGGCTCTGGAGCCTGCGGGCGATGGGCAGGAAATGATCGTCGAGGGTCGGGCCGTCGTCTACGAGAGCCCGACCGTTCTGTTTGAGATTGACGGCCGCAAATACTATGAGGTCATCGCCCGCGGCGCTCTGGATGGCGCCGATCTGCGGGACGTGCCGTTCAAGTACAACCACAGCGACAGCGTCATGGTGATGGCGCGGACCCGTAACAAGACGCTGGAGCTCATCCCGGACGATCAGGGTCTGCTCGTGCGGGCCAGGCTGGCGAACACGACGACCGGCCGCGATCTGTACGAGCTCATCAAGCGGGGCGACGTGGACAAAATGTCTTTTGCTTTCACGGTGGATAAAGACGAATACGACCGAAACACGCGCACCCGCAGAATTCTCCGATTCAAGCGAATCTGGGACGTGTCGGCGGTGGATACCCCGGCTTACGACCAGACATATATCAGCGCACGAAGCTGGTTCGCGGCGCAGGCGGAGGCCGAGCGCCAGGCGGCGGAGGCCGCTGCGAGACGGCGGAGGGTGCTGATCACAAAAACTTATTTGTGAGGTGTTGAAAGGTGAACATCGAAAAAAGACTTCAAGAAATCGAGGCTCGCAAAGTCGAGTTGAGAAACGTTCTGGAAAACGACGAAAAGGCTGATTTGGACGCTATCGAAACTGAACTGAAGTCTCTGGCAGACGAGGAAAAGGAATTGCGTCGCCGACTTGACGTGGCCGCCGGCATCCAGGCGGGCGGCATTGAAGGTCGGAAAATCGACTCCACTGGGCTGCCGGCGAAGGGTGAAGCTCGCGACGTGGATTCGCACGACACGATGGAGTACCGCCGGGCGTTCATGGAGTATGTGCTTCGCGGTAAGAAGTCGGATGCGCTGGAGTTCCGCGCGGACGAAATGACGCTGCCGAGCGACATCGGGGCCGTCATTCCGACGACGATCCTGAACCGGATCGTGGAGAAGATGGAGGAGTACGGCCGCATCTGGTCGCGTGTGACGAAGACCAGCATTCAGGGTGGCGTCGAAATCCCGGTCGCCGACGCGAAACCGAGGGCAACCTGGGTAGCGGCCGGCCAGATGGCGGACAAGCAGAAGAAGGTCGTCAACGCGAAGATCAGCTTCTCGTACCATAAGCTGCAAGTCCGCGTATCCGTCGAGCTCGTCGCCAGCGTCGTGGCGTTGCCGGTCTTCGAGGCAACCGTCGCTGACAACGTGGCCGAGGCGATGGTCAAGGCGCTGGATGAGGCAATCATTTCCGGCAGCGGAACCGGGCAGCCGCTCGGCATCATCAATCACAACGTGCCGGCTGCTCGTGTGGTGCAGATGGCGCCGTCCGAATTCGGCAAGTACGATACCTGGCCGGCGGTGTTCGCGAAGGTGCCGCGCCCCTATCGGAACGGTGTCGCACTCATCATGAACGACGCCGACTGGAACCGCTACATCGTCGGCATGGTGGACGCGAACGGGCAGCCGATCGCCCGCGTGAACTACGGTCTGGATGGCACCATCGAAGAGCGTTTCCTCGGTCGTGAGGTGATCGCCGTCGAGGACCTGCTGCCGTCCATCGACGAGGCGGACGCCGGTGACGTGGTCGGCATTTTGGTCCGGCTCTCGGACTACATGGTCAACAGCAACATGGGCATCACGTACCGGCGCTACTTCAACGAGGAGACCGACGAATGGGTCAGCAAGGCAACGATGATCGCCGACGGCAAGCTGGCCGACCCGAACGGCGTCGTGCTGATCAAGAAGAAGGCCGAGTGAGGTGGGCTGAATGGCGCTGCTAGATGATGTGAAGCTGGCGCTGCGCATCACCAGCAGCGCCTTTAATTCTGAGCTTGACGGGTTGATCGCCGCGGCCCGCGCCGACCTCAAGTTGTCGGGTGTCGATCCGGAAAAGGCGGACGCTGAAAATCCTGATGCGCTGATCAAACGAGCGATCATCATCTACTGCAAGGCGCACTTCGGACTTGACAACCCCGAAGCAGAGCGCCTGCAACACTCTTACGACATGCTTAAGGCGCACCTGACGCTTTCGCGCGAATACACGCAGGCTGGTGAAACGCCATGATGTGGCGTGATACCGTGAAACTGCTCAAGCTCGTTTATGACTACAACGAGTATAACGAGCCGATTGAAACCTACGTGGAGCGTGAAGTATTTGCGAATAAAAAGTCAGTGCGTCAAAGTGAGTTTTATCAAGCGCTCGCCGCTGGCATGAAAGCTGAAATCATGTTCGAGGTGCGTATGGCTGATTATGAAGGTGAACTGCGCCTGAAATACGGCGACAAGGTGTACGATGTCACCCGCACCTATGAGCGCAACGGCGAGATTATCGAGCTAGTTTGCGCCGCGATGGAGTGAACAATCGATGGCGCGGAAAAGTGAAATCGTCGGCATGAAGGAACTCGAACGCGCGTTCAGAGAACTCGGGAAAGTTCCGCAGTCAGCGGCAACGAAGTCGGCGCGTGCAGGTGGTTCGATCGCTCTGAAAGCGGCGAAGGCGAATGCACCGGAAGATGAGGGAGACCTGAAACGAGGGTTGATTCTGAAACGCGAGCGGAGCCGAATTAAAGGCAAAGCCGTCTACCAGGTAACGCTCGACCCGGCGATGAACGACGTGTTTGTTAAGGTGTCCAAAGACGGCAAGCGGTACTATTACCCGGCTTCGCAAGAGTACGGTTTTCTGACCGTCGATGGCGGATATGTTCCGGGGTATCGGTATCTGCGGCGGTCGGCTGATGATAACGAGCGTCAGATCGAAAAGAAGATGCTTGATGAAGCTGGCAAAGAAGTGGACAAGGCTTTGCGGAAGGGAAGGTGATGCGGGTGGATTTTGAACCGGCACTTGTGCAAGAGTTGAAATCCATTGCGGCGCTGGAAAATCGTATATACCCGCTCACCGCGCCGGAAGCAACCGCTTCTGGTGGTGTCCCGTACCTGATTTACGCCAGCAGCGAGGGTTTGCGCGATAAGACGCTTGGCGGGCATCTCAACAGCAAAGAGGTTCGGGCAGAACTCAACATCATAGCCAAAAAGTACAGCGACATGAAGGCGATCACGAAACAGGTGATCGCCCTTCTTATTGGCTTCGAGGGGCGGCAAATCGGAACGGACGGGCCGTTCATCGAGGAAATAAAATTTCAGCATCCGGTCGAGATGTACGAAAACGAACCTGGCTTATATCGGTGTGTTGTGGAATTTTCAGCATACTTTGAGGGGTGATTGAATTGCCGAAACAAAGGGCATTGGGAACAAAACTCCTGATCGGTGATCCGGGGGTGCCCGTTGGGCATCTTACGTCGATTTCGTCTCCGTCGATGAGTCAGGAAACGATTGACGTGACTACGCTGGACAGCCCCGGCGAATATCGGGAGTTTATCGGCGGATTCAAAGACGGCGGGGAAGTTTCGGCATCGGGGTTTTTCGATCCGTCCGATGCCGGGCAACAGGCTGTCTACACCGCTCTGGAAAACAGCGCGGTCGAAAAGTTCACGATTCAGTTTCCGGCCAGCATGGGTGCGGCGTGGGAGTTTGACGGTGTTGTGACGTCGTTCCAAACGACCGCCGAGCTTGAGGAAGCGATCGGGTTCGAAATCACGATCCAAGTTTCGGGTAAGCCCACGCTGACGCTGCCGACGGGAGGCTAATGAATAAGCGGCCCGGGGCCATGCGCTCCGGGCTATTCATTTACAACGGGGGGAAT